AGAGGACTTAATTAAGTGATATGGAGGCTCTGATGGAAGAGAAATCATTTGCCAGTGCAGTGAAGTCAATCGAAGACCGAACAGTTACTGGTATTGCTGCCGTGTTTGGCAATATCGACTTGGTTGGTGATCGCATTCACAAAGGTGCATTCAAGAAGACCATAACCGAAAATTCACGGCATTTTCGTCATCTTTGGCAGCACAATTACAACTTACCCCCGATTGCCCGTATCGATGAAATTACAGAAGTTGGCAAAGCCGATTTGCCCGACCAGATTAGGGCTGAATTTCCTGAGGCGACTGGTGGGTTGCAGGTGAAGCGCACCTACCTAAACACCGAGCGGGGCAATGAAGTCTTGGAAGCTCTGAGAACTGGAGCTTTGAACGAAATGTCTTTTGGCTTCGATGTTGTCAAGTTCGATATCACTGAGGAAACCGAACCTGCTAATGAAAAGTCCCGCTTGCTGGTTAGGAACATTCGAGAGGTGAAGCTCTGGGATATATCTGATGTCAATTGGGGCGCTAATCCTGCAACCGCTGGAGTGAAGGCTGTTGTGCCATACAAAGACACTGGGCAGAGTAATGACAAGTGGGCTGCACCTAATCTTGGCGACTTTGCTGATGCTGGCTGGGCTGAATTGAGTGATGCAGAAAAGACCCGCATTGCCAATCATTATGCGTGGGCAGAGACATTGCCCCCAGAGAATTATGGTCAGCTGAAGCTCCCGCATCACAAGCCCTCGAAAGATAGCATTGGACCTGCAGTGTGGAATGGTGTTGCTGCAGCGATGGCAGCTTTACTTGGTGCTCGTGGTGGCGTGGACATTCCAGAGAGCGAGATGAAGGGAGTTTACAATCATCTGGCAAAGCACTATGCCGAATTTGACAAAGAGCCCCCAGAGTTCAGCTCGCTGATGGCTGTTCGGAGTATAATTAGATATGATATAACGCCCCTGATTAAGGGGTATTATGTGAATGGTTATGAGATAGTTCCACTCGTAACCGAGCTAAGGCAAAGACTTGCCGAAGCCGAGCCGCAGGTTGTAGAGTTCAACCCTGCACTCACTTCACTGGTGATGCGCAAGCTAAAAGTTTTGGAACAAGAATTAGACATATTGTGAGGTTAATAATATGGACACTTTAGAAAAATTACGCTTGGAGTTGCGTGAAACTCTATCGAAAGCATCGGCTAAGGCTGCTGAATGGGAAGGCAAAGAGAAGGAAATGCCCCCAGAAGTCCTGAGCGAGATTGATGCCAATATCCGTGAGGCTGAAGCCATTAAGAGCAAGATTGATGTGCTCAAGCGCAAAGCCGAACTCGATGCTTATGCCAATGAAGGCGTAGGCGCTAAGACTGCCGTTGCCCCCGCAGAAGAGGAAAAGAAAGAGAAATATCCTTTCAAATCCTTAGGCGAGCAGTTGGTTGCCATCATTAAGGCTGGCAGCCCAGCAGGCAAGGTAGATCCTCGTTTGTATGAGGTGAAGACTGCGTCTGGCTTATCCGAAGGTGTAGAGGGTGCGTTCCTTTTGCAACCCGACTTCGTGCAAGAGGTTATGCGCCATGCTTATGATAGCGGTCAAATCTTGAGCCGAACCAGAAAGATGCCGACATCCAAACAGAGTGTAAAAATCCCGCTTGTGGCGGAGTCCTCTCGTGTTGCTGGCTCTCGTTGGGGTGGAGTGCAAGCCTACTGGCTTGCTGAAGCTGGCGAAAAGACTGTATCGAAGCCAGCCTTCGAAAACCTCGTGCTCGAACTGAAAAAGCTTATCGGCTTATGCTATATGACCGATGAGATGATGCAAGACCTGCCGTTCTTGGAATCCTTTATCGGTGAGGTGTTCACTGAAGAGTTCACCTTCCAGTTAGAGGAAGCGATTATCAATGGGACTGGCAGTGGACAGCCTTTGGGCATTTTGCAATCGCCTGCACTTGTTACCGTTGCAAAAGAGACCCAGCAGGCTGCCGACACTGTAGTATATGCCAACATCGTCAAAATGTGGTCGAGATTGCATGCTCGCAGCCGTGCCAATGCTGTGTGGCTGATTAACCAAGATGTTGAGCCTCAACTGTATGCGCTGACTGTTGGAAACGTTCCAGCCTACTTGCCTGCTAATGGCTTATCTGGAACGCCTTATGCTACGCTGTTCGGACGTCCCGTCATCCCTACCGAGCACAATGCAACACTTGGTGATGTTGGCGATGTCATTCTTGCCGACTTCAATGAGTACGTGACCATTGATGCTGGAGCGATGAAGTATGACACCTCAATTCACGTTCGGTTCGTCTATGATGAAACGGCGTTGCGCTTCGTTTACCGCTTCGATGGTGCGCCATTGTGGAAGTCTGCTCTGACACCTGCTAAGGGTTCAAATACGATCAGCCCGTATGTAACATTAGCTGAACGTGGATAGGAGGAGAGATGATTAAGATTCCCGGTGATTTGAATGTTGTGACTGGCTTAGCTCCAACCGCAGGAGGTTCGGCTGCAACTGGCGATTACATCTCTCTCAAGTATGCCCACAGGGTTTGGATTGTGTTTTCTGTGAAGCAGGGCGAGGCGACTGTGCCAGTGCTTTCCGTTATGAAGGCTACTGCTGTCGCTGGAACTGGCGCAACTGCGATGACCGAAGCAGCCCGCATTTTCTCGACACTCGACTGTGCTACCTCTGATGTTTTGGTGGAACAGACGGCTGCTGCGTCTTATTCGTTGGATGCAGCTTTGAAAGATAAGCTGGTTGTGTTCGAGATTGACCCAGCTGCAATCGGAGCGTATGACTGCATTGCTGCGAAGGTTGCAGCTTCTAATGCTGCGAATGTCACTTCCGTGCTCTATGTTGTTGAAAGTCGGTATGGCTCGAAAGTCCAGCCATCGATGATTGTTGACTAAATAAGTTAGGCTGGGGCGGGCAATACCGCCCCAGTAATAGGAGCTCGATATGGCAGCTGACTATTGTACGCTCACAGAAGTAAAAGATATGCTGGCAGATGTGGATTGGGATACGAGTTATGACATCACCATCAATCCACTAATCACAAGAGCATCACGATTGATCGATAAATTTACGAACAGAGAGCCAGCTGCCTATTGTGCTCAAACTTCCACAAGGCTTTTCGATGGCAATGGCAAGCACGAGCTTTTTATTGACGAGTTGGCTGGCGATCCTGATGAAGTATATGTGAAATTGGATAGATATAACTTCGAGCTGCTGGATAAGGCAGATTACTACTGCATTCCTGTAAATGCGCTGATACAATCTATCCCATACAATTATCTCAGGTTAGAGAATGGCTACTTCCCGATCATCAGAAAAGCCGTGAAAATCAAGGGTAAATTTGGTTATTCTGCTGATGTGCCTGAGGACATTAAGCAGGCTTGCATTATGCAGGTTGTGCGTTGGTTCAAGCACGGGCAGCAGGCGTTCCAGAACACGGCTGCAAACAATGAGCTTGGCACGCCCCAGTATGGTGGACTTGATGATAGCGTTGCTTCGATTTTACAAGCGTACAGGAAGTTTGTTGTATGAGCTACGATGTAAAAAGTGCCCTGAGTTATCTGCAAGGCGAGGTTGCCAAGTTATCAGGCATCAAGGAAGCGCCAGTCGCCCCGCCTGAGGCGATGGTTCAGTTCCCGTTTGGATTGGCTTATGTCAGCAGCTTCACATCTATCGGCGGCTCAGGCTTTGAGGAAGTGTTGGATGTACTGGTTGTTGAGATACACGTTGCGCGGCAGATCCTGCCTAAAACATTTATTCAGGCGCTTGGCTATCGCAACGAGGTGATTGGTATTTTACTTGCTGACCCAACGCTTGGTGGGTCGGTGGATACTTATACTGATTTGAGCGGTACATTTGGATGGTTACAATATGCAGGCGAGAATCATCTCGGCTGGCGTATTGAGATTACGGTGAAAGGTAAAATAGGATGCTGAAATATATAGGCAATGGTTCGTTGGCTGGTATCCCAGCCCGTGACCTCACAGATGAAGAGGTCGAGCAGTTCGGTGAGGAGTTTTTACTCTCCACCGGACTGTATGTGAAAGTGGAAGCTAAGCAGAGTAAGGCTTCTCACGAAAATAAACTATTGCAGCCCGAATCAGAAAATAAGGGTTGCGATGGATGTTAGGAGGCTAAATGGCTGGTATTAAGAAATTACGAAAATTGCAGTTTGGCAAGGAAACTACGGCTGGCACGCCCGTTCCTGCTACAACGATATGGCGAGGGACTGGAACGCTCGAAGACTTGCGCGCGCCGTACTTCCCTGATGAGGATATTGGCTACATAGCTCCAGTCAACCGCGCTGTCATCCCGTTTACGCTTGGTCAGCTGGATCTCGATGAAGTACCTGCCACGTTTGAGCAGTTGCCATATATCTTGGCGATGGGTGTGAATGGTGTAGTTACAGGAACTAAAGATGGTGCTGGAACTGGCTATATTTACACATACACATTCCCAACAACGGCTGCTAAAACACCTAAAACATACACAATAGAGGGTGGTGATAATGTGCAGGTCGAGCAAATGGCTTACACTTTTTGTGAGAGCTTCAAGCTCAGCGGTAAGCCAAAAGAGCCGTGGATGGTCTCAGGCAAGCTAATCGGTAATTCGGTAGATGTGTTAGCTGCTGGATTTACTTCGGGTGTATCTTTGCCATCTGTTGAAGAAATCTTGTTCCAGAAAACAAAGCTATACATCGATGCAGTAGGCGGAACGATCGGCGCGACACAAATTCTATGCACGCTGTATGAGTTCAGTTTAGATGTTACGACTGGATTTACTGCCACGTTTGCAGCTAATGGTGCGCTTGGATTCTGCAAGATAAATGCTGGTGTTCCTGATATCAAGCTGCATCTTGTCTTTGAACACAATTCCACATCTGTATCCGAAAAGGCTAATTGGCGCAGTGGCACTCCACGATTGATCCGTTTGAAAGGTGAAGGCTCTGCATTCACAACTGGCGGAACAAAGTATCAAAATAAGACCTGTATCATAGATGTTGCTGGTCTATGGGAAAAGATTGACAAACTCGGTGAAAATAACGGCAATGATATTCTGGAAGGCGATTTTCGTGTTGCCTATGACCCAACCGCAGCTAAATATGCGGAAATAGAAGTTGCTAATGGATTGGTGAGCTTACCATGATAAAGATTGAACTACCCACAAAAGATAGTCCGGGCTTTCTGCGGAGAACAAAGCGTAGTATCGAGTTGATGCAAAAAGCAAGTGATCCTCAGAATAATCCTGATGTTGTTGATGAACTTATCGAGTTCATCTTGGATTATGTCGTTGAGCCTGCTGATAGAAACGAGGCACGAGAGCAGTTACTGGATGCTACTGAGGAACAATTTAACGAAATCGTAGCTCAAATTGGTGGGCTGAGCCGAAACCCTACGTCTCCGAATCCGAGCTAATCAACTATCGTTCGTGGAAGCGAGGATTCGGAGATACTCCGCCGATTTGGGCTGTGATACTTGATCTATCTGAAACATATGGCATCGCCCCGTGGGAGTTTGAAGAGCAATGCACACCGGAGTGGTTTCACAGAATGATCGTAAGGCGCGAAGAGATCATAAAGCAGATGGAAAAGGCTAATGGCTGAGAAAAATATTCTCGAAGTCATCATAACTGCTAAAGACGAAGCCAGCGGTAAGCTTGGCAATTTGTTCGATAAGCTTGGCAATGTTGCTAAAGTAGGGGGCATTGTTGGTGGTGCATTAGCTACAGCCGGTGGTGCTGTTGTCAAGATGGCTGGTGATTTGGCAATGTCAGCAGCACCTGCAGAGCAAGTCAGCAAGACGTTTGAAAACTTAGCAGCCTCAATTGGCGAGCAGGCTGCTCCAATGCTTGAGGAGCTTAGAGCGGCTACGCGTGGGATGGTAGCCGATACTGACCTAATGCAAGCCTCAAATAAATTTATGAGCATGGGGCTTGCAAGTAGTAGCGAGGAAGCTGCAAAGCTTGCTGAGATGGCAACTCAGCTTGGCTCTGCAATGGGTCAGGATGCTACGACATCTATGAGCGAATTCGCTATGATGTTAGCCAATCAGTCTATCCCGCGTCTTGACAACTTTGGTATCTCAAGTGGTAAGGTGCGTGAGCGCATTGACGAACTCATGGCTGCTGATGCGAGCCTCACTCGTGAGCAGGCTTTTATGACTGCTGTAATGGAGGAGGGCGAAACGGCTATGTCCAGAGTGGGTGAGCAGTCAGATACAACTGCTGGCACAATGGCTACCATGCAGGCACAGATGGAGAACCTCAAAACCTCTATGGGAACAGCATTACTGCCTATTTTAGCCTCGCTTGCCAGCGCGATTACGCCGTTAATTGAACAAATGGGACCAAGCCTAATTCAGGTCGCCACAAGCGTTGGAACAATTATAGCCAATGATGTTATCCCCGCCCTGATACCGATTGTTCAGCAACTCATTCCTCCGCTTTTGTCTATGCTGCCATCACTGGTCAGCCTGTTTAATGTTTTCGCCGGTAGCCTCATGTCCGCCCTTGCGCCAATTCTCAATACTGTTGTTGGGATTTTAGTACAGTTAATTGACCAAATGACACCGTTACTCGAAGTTCTTATGCCGCCATTGATTGAGCTGCTTGGCTCTGTGCTCAGCTTGATAAATGCGCTTCTGCCAATTTTCGTTTTGATTTTATCTGAAGCCATTATCCCGCTTGTTGAATTATTGCTTCCGCCACTAATCAAGCTACTCGAAAAAGTGGTTACTGTTGCGACTGATTTGGCTAATTGGTTGAGTGGTCATCTCAAGCCTGCTTTTGATGCTATTGCTGGTGCGATCCAAAGTGTTATTGGCTGGGTTGATTCACTGGTTGGAAAATTCAAATCAATCAAATTGCCTGATTGGCTCACACCGGGCAGTCCGACACCATTTGAGCTTGGCTTGCGTGGAATTGCGAGTGCGCTCAAAGAGGTTAATGCTGACATTGGCGGATTGACTGTGAATGCACCCAATCAGCCTGCATACCAATCTACAACGCTTGTGGTGAATGTAAGCTCTATGATGAGCTTAGCTGATATGGCTGATGCTGAGATGAAATTGAAACCGATTATCCGGAATGCAATGAGAGGTGTGGCATGACGATCAGTTGGCGCATTTGGGTAAAATGGGATGGCACTAACTGGACTAACGAGGCTTCAAACTGCCGAAACCTTGTGATTAGCCGTGGTCGTGATAACCTGATAGATGGGCAAGCTTTTGGGAAGATAAAGGTTGGCGAAGCCACAATCATATTGGATGACGCCGATGGTCGTTATGACCCCTATAATACCAGTTCTCCTTTGTATGGATTAGTATATCCGGGCAAGGAGTTCGCTGTTGACGATTCAAACACGAGGCAGTTCACAGGAACGATAGATAGTATTAAAGTTTTTGGGATCAATAAAACTGTTGAGATACACGCCGTAGATACTTGGAAAAGATTGAGTGAAGCGAAAGTTACTGTAAAGTATGATAATTATCCACATGTAGATGGTGCAATTAAGGATGTTTATAATAAAGCGGTTGGTGATGCAAAAATTGCAGGTGACTTCTCGATTGATGCCATAAAGAATTGGTATGCAGTTGATAAGAATGCCAAAGAGGTGATAGAAGAGCTCGCTGCCTTGTTTATGGACGAAGTTTTTGTTGATAAGAACGGATATTTTGTTTATCTCCAGCACAATGATGTTAAAAGTATCGCAAAGACTGTCAACCAATCCAGTTTGCTCAAGGATATGGCGATTAAAATGCCTTGGGAGTGTCAGAGGAATAAGGTAACTTATATAACTAAAGGGACGTATATAGTTAATAGAGTTATACTTGTCTACGAACTCGAAGATCCTATTTTTCTAAAATCTGGCGATAATATTGAATTGGAATTTGAATATAAAAACATTAAAAGCGATAGTTATCTAACAGATGTTGTTTATTATTCTACTCTGAATACAGCCTTGGATGGTTCAGGTGACACACCTACGATCAACAACCTTGATTGGTGGACGACTGGAAAAAGTCTTATCTGGTCTGGCACGCCTGATAGAGATTGTTATATTATCAGTTTTGTTATTTATGGAAAAGAGGTAAGGAAGGGTAGCCAATGGACTGTTAGTTATCAAAGTTCGAGTTATACAACTTACCCAAATCCTATAACATTTGAGTCTGAGTATATTGAAGATGTCAATTTAATGAAGACTTATGCCTTATTCTTGCGTGATTGGTTTGGCAATATTAATTATCTGCCAACGATTATTGTTGAGGGAAGACCTGATTGGCAATTCAGCTTGGATCTATATGACCGCCTAACAGTATACATACAAAAGTTCCAGTTATATGCTGATTATTTTATCGGTGGCATAGATTACGAGTGGTTGACTGATAATGGTCAATTGGTTAGGACAACTTACAAACTTGAGCCCGTTAAGGTGACTGTGCCTAACTATTGGGTACTCGGAACAGGCGCTTTAGATTCTACGGCTAAATTAGGAGTGTAAAATGACAAGGAATGCAATACCAACATATGTTACTGGGCAAGTACTAACTGCTGCCCATCTCAATACGTATTTGCGTGATAATGAGGCTGAGCATTGGGCTCAGATTCTGGCACTCCAAACCAATTGGCAGGCTTGGACACCAACTTTTACTGGGTGGAGTAGCCAAACAACAACTGCTGTGTATGCCAGAACGGGTAATTTGGTTCTGTTCAACATATATCAATCCGCAGGAACGAGTAATGACACAGTTGCTAAAATCAGCCTACCTATAACGGCTGCTGGTGCTGAGGGGAAGGGTGGGGTGTGTGCTTATGTTATTGATGGTGGAAATGTTTTAAGTACAGCTTGCCGTTGGTGGATATCTGGAGCTGCATCAGAGATTGAATTTTTTACCAATATGGCAAATGGCGCTTGGACAAATTCTGGAACGAAGCGTATTGCCGTACAAGGTTTTTACAGGGTATAATAGAATAAACACGGAGGTGAACTATGAACTTTGATGCTATTGTTGCAGGACTGCCGCTCGTATTGGTGGTCATCGGACTGGTCGAATGGTTCAAGCAATTAGGCGTGCAAGGCAATACCTTGCGCTATGTAAGCATGGCTATTGGACTGGTCATTGGCATTGCCTACCAAATCAGCTTAGGCTTACCAGCTGACTTTGCGGGCTGGTTCGCGGCTTGTATCTACGGCTTGGGGCTTGGCTTGGTTGCCTCGGGTATTTACGATGCAGCTGCTGATGTTATCAAGAAAGCGATGAAATGATGGGAAGCTCCACGACGCACAGCGTTACCAATACACAGCTCCAGATTCAGCTGGCAGGTATTGCTGGGCGTCTGGAGCGCATTGAAGCAGATATATCTGAAATTAAGGACACAGTTGTGAACAACGATAATCGGGTCAGGATAATCGAGCAAGATCAAGCAGGAGTGCATCCCGTTCTTGATGCACGCTTGGATGCGTTAGAGAAGCGTACAACACAGCACGATGGTCAGATTTCAGAGCTCACTAAGAATGTAGAGAGCCTGAGGCAAACTGTGAAAACAGTTACTTGGGTTTGTGGGATTGCAGGCGGGGCAATCATAACTTGGCTGATAGCGCAGCTATTGGCTTTGATTTAATCGGAGGGATTATGGGCATTAATGACTACGCATTCGGAATAGACATATCGCACCACAACGGGCTGGTGAACTTTGATGTCGTCAAAGCGAACTCGCCTAAGGTGGTGTTCATTGCTGCCAAAGCCAGCGAGGGGGCAAGCTTCAAAGACTCGCAATTCACCCGCAATTGGGCGGAGATGCGCCGTATTGGGGTTTGCCGCATGGCTTACCATTATATGCGTTTCAGCACTTCGGCTATTGCTCAAAGGGATAACCTGCTTTCGGCAACGAGTGATTGGGATTGGGAGCACGATAGGCTTGTGCTTGATTGTGAAGAAGAGAGCGCACTCACCGCCTCGCAGATTACAGATGTTGTAAACACTCTGATGGCTCAGTTGCGCACAGTCACAGGACGCCTGCCCATTTTATATTCACGGGCAGAGTGGATCAATCGCAAGATGATTGTCAGCAGGTTACCAAGCAATACGGATTGGTGGTTAGCGCATTATCTCAAACCTTTGCCAGAGCCGCAATATACGCCAGAGAAGCTGCCACCCCCAACGCTTCCAACAGGGGTAAGCCGATGGCTCATACATCAAACTTGCGAGAAGGGAAATGGTGCGGAGTATGGCGTTGCATCTCATTATGTTGACCTTGACCGCTGGAATGGGACGAGCGATGATATTTTGGAGTATTTTGGGCTCACTGGGCAGCCTGAACCTGAGCCTGAAATATTATTTCAGGCTCGTGTATATTCATGGGCAACGCCATATGTTAATTTGCGAAGTGAACCAAGAG